AACGGTCCCAAACGGCGGCTATATGGACTGGTTTATCTGTGGGAATATTTATATAGTATTGTTTTAATTCTTCGGATGGCAATAAATCAACATCGTGAAATATAAAATTATTGTATCCTTCGGCGGAAGCAATATCAAAACCGGCATTTAATAGTTGACCACGATTAAACTTATGACCATCGTTTGGTTGCTCAATCACAAAAATTTTATAATTGTATCCGGATAAATATGCTTCCATAAACGTAACCAATTTATTCAATTGTTTTGTTCTTGGCTTGTCTTTTTCCGAGTCGCGAAATGGAATAATAATTGCGGTTTTTACAAAATGGTCTTCTGATGTAGATGAAGAAGATACAACCTTTCTTTTTTTGTTAAGCATTTCTCTTAAAAGAATGTATTTTACTCGAATATTCTTACTATCAAGTTCATCTCTTTCACTTTGTGACAAACTACTCCATAATCGCTGTATTTTCGGGTCAGAAATATTTTTAAAAATGCCAATATGAACATGTCTATCATTTGGATACTCACGAAACAACTGTTTCTTTGTTTCAATATCTAAACCTTTAAATATATCGTTATATTGTCTATATTCGTCACCTAATTCTCCATAATCAACATCGTCAAAATTAGGGGTATCTGATTTTTCAGTAGAACTCATTGTTATATATATTATAATACATATTTTTAAATTATAGTTCAATTTTTTATTTAAAAATATTGGATAATGGCCTCGTATAATTCTTTTTTATTCTTACTCTTATTTGTATCTTTGTTTACAATATCAATTGCTAATTTCTCGCATATTTCAACTAATTCCGACAATTTGTATCCTGACATTGATTTAATTGGTTTGTCAATATTATCCAACTTATACAATGTGGTTTTGATTTGTTCGGCACATGTCGGATTTATTTCATGACCATATTTGTAATTTTGTAGAAGATGGATTGTATGTAATTCATTGCTATCATTCATTAACAGCTCATAATAGGTCTTATTTTTAACAAATAATACATTTAAATTTTCAACAGCACATAAAGTTAAAAAAGTCTTAACGTCTAATTGATTTTCGTTTGCTAAATTATTTTCAATATGGGTTAGCGTGGCGAACTTGTATGTTTTAACAGTTTGTTTTTCATTGCGAATTTTTTCAACATATTCAATTTTAAGGTTTTTCTCAGTAAGTATATTTTTGTGCTCAAGCATTTCATATTTCACATCTCCGTATTTCATAAGATAAAAACACCAGAATAATGTGTCTTTCTCTCTTGGTACAAATAAAGAAGGCTTTTTACTCGCTTCTTCCTTTTGATAATTAACCTTATTAGAGTCTTTTCCATTTAAAGGCTTATTATTTGTTGAGCCAAATTTCATTTCCAGTGCCTTCTTAATATTTGCTTCATCTAACATATAATCTTGTATTTTTTTCATTACATCATTATAATTTTCGTTTTGTATTCTCTCTTGCATTTTATTTAATTTTGTTTTTATCTTTAATATCTTTTGTAAAATATGTATTTTTATAGGTCTCCTTTTCCTTTTCTACTTGATGTAGTGTGACCTCTTGTGTGTTGACATATTTAATATAAACATTCAACTCATCAAGTAAATCCTTTTTCAAATCCGATAAATTAATATGGATGCCATACTTGTTCTCGTTAATGGTAACATCTTTATGGTTATTCAATATGCGAAGGACCTCGATTTGGTTAAACTTGTTCATATTTTCAATAGAATCGCGAATATAATTGAGCTCACTGACAGAAAAATTATTGACATCATTAGTAGACATAGTTATCTCCATTTTATAATATATATTATAGTAAGTTGCTTTTATATTTTATTAATAATATTAATAATAATCAAATAAGTATTATTAATTAGTTTAAATATTAAATAATAAATTGGTATTATTTATAATGGAAGATGGAATAGAGCGTTCAAGAGTAAATTATGAAGAAGAAAAAGAAAAAAGTAATGTAGAAAAATATGTTTATATATTTTTACCATCAAACGGTAATTATATAATTTTTTTTGATAAAGACAAAGCAATAGATTATTCATTAAAAAATAGTTGCCGCGTTGATATTTTTATAGAGAGTGAAAGTAGCGTTTATACGCGTACAAAAAAATATTATGAAAATGGGCTTTTAGAATTATTTTCTGTTTAGATTATATAAATATGAATAATTCAACAAGAAAATCAAAATCACCTAGTAAAAGAGGAGTAATCATTTCTCCTCTTTCTAGGATAGAAACTGGGCCCTCGAATCCAAGTTATAATCCACCTGTTCCTGGTGATAAAAATACTATTGAAACTTATGAGCACGGAATTTACGACCGTAGCCCATACGCTACTCAAAATACATTTGGACCAAATAGAAAACCTGTTTTTACTCAAAATCCATTAAATGTTAATCCTTATGAAGTTGATGAAAATGGAAATCCAATATTTGTTTCTAATCCTGAACAATATACTAGACCTGAATTGCAAGAAATGAAAACAGATGGATATTCAAATGAAGAAAATGTACCCTTACTTAAAGCAATTAGAATAATACCAAATGATAACAAAGGTAATTATGGATTGAACCAGCGAGGAGAGGTAGCATCAGTGGCAAGCAGACCTTATGAAGAAGCAGAATACGCGAAATTAAGTTGTTGGGAAAAACTAATGGCTTGTTTCGGGCTTAACAAGAGAGAAAAGAAAAGACAAGGAGGTTCAATTGGTGGCGCTTATGTAACAATAGAAGATCTAAGAGAATTTTTGGATGCACATCCAGATATAAAAAATATTCTTGAAAATGATGAGTGTCCATTAGATCCAACAGAACAAATGAATAATGATGTAGACAAATTTACTGATATGTTAGAAAATTATGAAAATCCAGACATCACTATAGACGAAATATATAATCAATCAGCAGGCAAACGTAGAAAAAAAACCAGGAAAACCAGGAAATCAAGGAAAACCAGGAAGGCTAAAAAACGAACTAAACGAACCAAACGAAGAAACTAAATATTTTATTCATCTTCAATAACAATGCGTGGCATTTTTTTACCCTCTACAGGAAAACCAAACTCTTTTTCAACCGAAGGTTTAACTAATTCACCAATAATCGACACATATTTATCATTCAGCTCGAAACGCTGACCAATTACCCTCACATTAATCTTATCACCCTCTTTTACATCGTTAAAATGCGCAATGTTGTAATGATGATCTTTTGCAATAAAAACCACAACTGGTGTTGGTATATCGTTCGCACTTTCGGCACGAATACCGGCCTTCGTAATATTTTTGGCGACACATGACACCAACATACCCTCGACAGGAAAGCAAACTTCGCATTCGAAAATGACCTCAAATGATACCGAACTTCCGCGGTAAATAATGCCGCTAGAATATGTAATAATTTTTGCCGAGTTTGGCTTTATAAATCCCTCTACAAGACACTTACCCTCAAAATTTGATTTTATATTTTCTTCAATAACTTCTTTAATATTTTTACCAATAGCAGTAATTGGTAAAACAATATTTCGTGTAATTAAACATCTTGAATATATAGATGTTATTTTCGTTTCTTTTCTTTTAATTTTTTGTTTAACTATTGCGGCGGGTTCCATTGTATATAATTAATATACATATTATCTTTTAATTCTTTTTCAATTTTATTTAAATTTAAAAAGAATCTATATTTAATTTTTTATTTTATTTTTTATTTTATTATTTGTTTTCCGACACTTTATATAGTTTATAATATATTGCCAATTCAGGTGTTACAAAATATTTCTTGCTATCTTTCTTAACATTGCCACTATTATTTAAATATCTTAAAACAAGCTCTAATAAAACACACATTTCACTATGACCTATCATTTCTTCAACCGGATTATCATCTTTATCTACGACAATTTCATTTTCTTTATTTAATTTAGGTCTTAAAACAAGGCCATCAAATGATGCTTTATCTAAAAACATCTCAAGCTTCTTAATCGTTTTTTCTTTACCTGATTCATCGCAACGAGCACCAGTATCACGTGTCGATTCAATATCTTTTGTTTTAAATGTAAGATATTTATTATTTTTTTCATATCCGATAAAACCAACAACTTTATTGTATTTTGCTTTATCAAAAACCAGTTCTTTTTTCGCTTCTTCCGACATAGCAATCTCTCTTTGATCTTCCGGACCAGCTTCAACCCATTTGTTGCGTTCATTTAATATTAATATCATCCTTTTGTTCAAATTATATAAGATAATTGCTTGAAAATTCGGCGTCCTAATACTATTTTTTTCGAAATATTTCTTGGCATAATCTTCTATGGAATTTTCTACGATGGTATCTTGTGAGTATAAATAATCCATAACGTTTAATTTTTCTTCATATAACAGTGATTCTATCATATGCGCCACTACAAATCCAATAAGGGTAGTACTTGGTACTTTAAATACCTTGCTCATCTTTTTAATAACAACTCCACAATGTTTATACCAATTATCGTCTCCTCTTTCTACACGACCTAATTTGTTTTTCTGATATTTATCGGCAATTTCAAAATTGACATTAAACTCATCAATGATCTTTTTACCTTCAATATTCTCAGTCTCTTCTGACTCAGATTCATAATCTGCTTTTTCTAATGCCATTAACTCTGCTATTGTTGACGCGGCATTTTTAGGTGCTTTTTCTTTCTCTCTCTTTCTTTTATCGGCAGCTTGTTTTGAAATATTCTCACTTATCTCGAAATTAATCATTTCATGCTTATAGTCAATAGGTACAGACCTGTCAAAAATAGGAATATTCTTGTCTCGTAATTCTATAGGCTGAAATAAATAATATTCACCAATATTTATTAGCCTGCCATTTCTACCGTATTTATCAACAATAAATTCATTCTTATCATCAATTAATTTTGTCAATGCGGCGAATATTTGCGTCCTGGGATATTCCTTTGGTGTATTTATAGAAGCAATTAAATTATCTTTAATGTAAAAGTATCCTTCTTTCATAAGCATTCGTATTCTTTGCAGTATTTTTTCCGAATTATTCATAATAAAATTTTCATTATATGTGTCTTCATTTTTCAGTCTGGCTTCGTCAATGTCTTTGTCATATCTACATGAATAATCGCATTTTGCCATATAGTCGCACGCAGGCGAAAACGGTGCGTCACCAACTTTAAAATCTTTGATTTGCATACCGTTTGATAATATTTGTGTGACAGGTGTTTTTAAATTATCATCCATTATTTTTTGTGTAAAAAACTTTTGTTCTTGATTAATAATACAATCTACAGCACTTTCCTTCAAAAGACGTGTTATATGTCCTATTTGTATTGCTTTGAATTCTGCTACTCGGTATACATATAAATCGGCCGCTTCTTCTATATTTTCTTTTCCCAAAATGGTACCGTGCATAAAAATCTCAACGTTTCTTTCTTCAAAATCCAATGATTTATGTGAGAAATTACGAACTGCACGCCCAATAATTTGTTCAATACGATTCATATTGTACCACGGCTCCAAAATGTGTACTTGACGAATAAATTTTAAATCAATACCTTCTGAGCCGGCTCTGGATATTAAAACAACCTTTACTTTATGACCATCCTTATTATCTTCACCAGTTAATCCTTTTACCTCAAAATCATTATTAGGTGATATTCTTGGGTCTCCAGTGATAATTGAATAACGCGCCGGCATAAATTTTTTCTTATCTTCTGGAGGCAACATTGTTTTTACATCGACAACATCTTTAGGTCTGGTTTTGAATAATGGTTTAACGTTTTCACCATAACGAGTGAAACCCATTTCTTCCAAAGCAAGCGCCATAGGTATCAAACCACTATCGATGTATTGAGAATATATCAATACAACACCTTTTGACACGTAACCGGTTTTCGGATAAAAGATGTTATCAAGAATACATTTGATTTTTGAACTATATTTACCAATCAACTCTTGAGAGAAAATTCGTCCATATTTATCCAAAGTAGATTTTTTATATTCATAATTACTCTTTTCAGGAGGAGATTTTTCATCAACATAATTCATCATCCTTTCTATACCTTGTCTACCTGTTAATAAATGTGGGTCTATATTCATTTCTCTTCTTGAAACAGCACTTTCTTTACTGCTTACACTTGTACTACTGCTTACACTTGTACTACTGCTTACACTTGTACTTGTTTTTGTTTCATCTACTTCTATTTCTGCCGACTCTTCCGATTCTTCGACACATCCTGGTTTAACATCTTCTTCTTCCATCTCTTCGTCTTTTTTAGAGACTACAGATGCTTTGTTAAATTCTTCGTCAAACTTAATTGGTTCTTTTTCCCGCTCCTTTTCTCGTTGTATTTCATCAATTTCCTCTTTAAGCCCTTCATAAGGATATGAAATAATCAATGACTCAAGAGGTGTTTGTAGTAAGGTATAACCAAATGATTCCATATTTTCAAAGTTTGGCATCTCTCTAACAACACCTTTTTTAGTTGTAATTGAGAAACGCTTATGCTTCAAATTATAAATAATATACCTATAACAGCAATATTGACATGCGCCACAATTTTTACAATCTCCGATTCTATTCAAATATAAACTTAATATGCGGTTTTTATCCTCATTAAGTATTTTAAGATTGTTCATTTGTATCGAAGGATAATTAAACCCAATTTTGTCATTATTGAATTTCTTAAATGTATGCGCTTGGTCAAATATATTAGGATAAACTCTGTATGGGAAAGTATAAGGATTTTCACCTCTAACAAAAGAGACATAACCAGTTGCTTTTCTAATGAGTAGTTCCTCGTTTTTAACATTGCCATTTTTATCGAATACATCTTTTACTTCAATACGCGCGCGTCTATCGTTTGTATTCATCAAATTAAGCAACCATACGATTTCTTTATAGCTATTATACATTGGCGTTGCCGATAAAAGCAAGAATCGCATATTTTTGGCGGCTTTCACCAGCAACTCTAAATTAATGGCAACCTTTTTGTTCTCATTATCGTCGGCTTTTCGAATATTGTGAACCTCATCAATAACAACAAGTCTGTTATCAAATTCCGCACGAAGGCGCCTAATAATTTTCTTATTCAAAACAATATCAACATCTTTTAACATTTGGATTTTTGTTTTTTCGCTCCTTTTACTGGGAGCTTCTCCCTTCTTATGCTTTGTTTTTTTCTGTATGTCTTCTTCAGTGTAATTCATTGTTTTTATAATATAGTTTGCAAATTGACCATAACCCAAAAAAATATAGTAGGTATTTATTAGATTTTTAATTTGGCTAATAACCTTTTCCTTGGACATACCCTTCATATTCATTGGGTTTATTTCCTGTAATAATTTGTTACCAGTACAGGCGCGAATATTCCAAATACCATCGGTTAATTTTAGCTTGCGCTCATCAAACAACTGTAATTTAAAATTGTCTTGGACGTTTTCAGAAGCAACAATAATGATTCTTTTACCTATACCCATTTGTTTCATATAGTCGCGCATTTCTTCACAGACACCAATAGCACTACACGTTTTACCAGAACCTAAACCATGATAAAGTAGTAAACTATTGTATGGTGTTTGAAAAGACATAAAGTTTTTAACAAATGCTTGATGCGGTTGTAATTCAAAATCCGCATTAGCTAAAATATCTGCTTGTTCCTTAAGTGTTTTACTAAAATCAGGTCCCTCATATTTTGTATCGCTAAATTCCTTTTTATTTGCTATTTTTATATTGAAATTTATGTCACTTAAATTAGGATATAATTCAATATCTGAATATGGGTTTTCTTCCATATATTTACTTTCAGTAAACTCCTTTTTCAGTAAGAATTTGTTACAATCATTCGAATAATAATTTTCATCATCACAATCGCCGATTTTTTCGAATTGCGTCTTTAAATCATAATCAACCTCCGGAATTTCTTCTGATTCATTTGATGAAGATTCAATAACCACTGGTTTTTTTGTTTTGATTTTTTCAGACATAATAATACTATATATTATGAATATAATCTATATTCTTCTAATACTTTATTTATATTTGTAATTAATTTCTTTTTCTCTAAATTATAAGGTCTTATTGATTCAAGACACTTATCAATGGTCTTCCATTCAATTTTGCTGACCTCTGTAACTTGATAATGTTCTAAATCTACCATTTCTTCTTTTTCTTCTTCCATATATGCCAAAAAATATTTGTGTTTATATGATTTATGATTTGTGCCAATAAATATTTCTTCAAATGGCATTATATTTTCAATTACGCTAATTTTATTTTTACTTATTCCTGTTTCTTCTTCAAATTCACGTAGAGCACATTCTAAATCCTTCTCCTTATTATTTCTTCGCCCTTTTGGAAACTCCCATTCGGTTTCATTCCATCTGGTTTTACTATTTTCAACAATAGATTTTAATGTAATGTTTTCATCATTTATTGTGACGCCATTTCTTATTAAATCCATTTTTTTTGAAGACGATAATTCTTCGTTTTTATACTGTATATTAGTGGTTTCTCCCCACATTTGTATCCATAATTGTTCAAATGGTTCTGAAAGTATCCGCGTTTTCTCTAATATAGACATTTCGTCTATTATTTTTTGTAATTGAAAAATATTATATGGGGAATATTTACCTCTCATAAAATCAATATAACCGAAACTATCCTTACGTCTTATCATAAGGTATTGTATTTTATCTTTGTTTTTTCTAAATAGAATAATTCCATAGCTTGTAATGGGTAATTTACATTGGTGAAATAAGTGACCTTGTTTTCCACAATTATTGCATAAATTAATATTCTTGCTCATAGCACTATATAATAGCGAGCTTTATGTTTAAATGATAATTTCTAAATTTAAAATTAATATAATCATATTATAAATGCCTGGATTACAAATGTATAAAAAAGGTTTTTATTCAAATATAGGAGCAAACGAACCTATAGCAGCGGCTACAATTAATTTAGGGTCAACAAAGGGTCGCGGTTCTTCTACAAGAATGTTTAATTATTGTACTAAGAGAGAAAGCAACACCTATTGTATCAATCAATTTATTAAAATAAAGTAATCACTAATATTATAAATGCCAGGTTTTAATTTAGGATTTAATCAAAGAAATTTTAATGGCACAAAAGCAACATCTGCTGCTGCTATAAATATGGGAACTATGAGAGGCAAAGGCTCTACATCACGTATGTTAAATTTTTGTAAAACACATTCACAAGCTCCTTCTTTATGTATTAATCAATTTATAAATATAACACAACCAGAACCACCACTACCACCACCATCATATACAGCAACTGGAACATATACTGTATCATCCAATTCACAATATAATAATATTATTACTTTTACAGGTGATGGTACCTTTCAAATAAGTAGGCCTTATTCGGTTTCTTATATTGTTGTTGGAGGTGGAGGTGGCGGCGGCGGTTATGTACTTAGTGGAAGCGGAGGCGGAGGCGGAGGAGGTGTTAGTACAAATTCAGCATTATTTACATCTACTCTATATACAATTACAGTAGGGTCAGGAGGAACTGGGGCAACTTCTTTAAATCCAGGAAATGGAACAAATGGAGGAAATTCATCTATTATAGGTTCAACAAGCTATGTTGCGACTGGTGGTCGGGGAGGTAGTGTTAATGGTGGAGCTAGTGGAACCTTAAATTCAACAGGTGGTGTGGCAGGTAGTCCTGGTGGGAATGGAACAATAGGCGGTGCTGGCGGAGGCGGTGGCGGCAATTTTTCAGGTGGAAACGGTTCTATTAATATTCCAACAATTTATGAAACTATATTTGGAGCTGGTGGAGGTGGAGGTTCAGGTGGTGGTGATAGGGGATTCAGTGGATTAGGAGGAAATAGCAATGCTGGAAATGGCGGAAGTAGTTATGATGTCAGCACAAGCGGCCGTGTTAATACTGGCGGTGGTGGAGGTGGAGGATGCTCTACAGTTGGTCGTGATCCGCCGGCTGGCTATGCTGGCGGTAATGGCGGTTCCGGAATTGTTATTTTGTATTTTAATGTATAAAAATCAAATCATTAATAAAATATATTATTAATTATGGATTTATTATGGGTTCTCAAACAAGAAGAAATTACAGATAAATTTTATAATGTTTTAATATTATAAATGCCAGGATTACGAATGTTTAAAAAAGGTTTTTATTCACATATAGGCGCGAATGAACCTATAGTAGCAGGAACAATTAATTTAGGCTCTACAAAGGGTCGTGGTTCTTCTACAAGAATGTTTAATTATTGTAATCAAAACTCAGCTAATTCGTCTGAATGTATTAATCAGTTTATAACGGTAAAATCAACAGCTTCTTCACAACCGACACCAACACCTCCTGCTTCGTGGTCACAATTAGGTCCAACAGGGTTTAATAATCAAATAAATACATTAGCTATAGGTTCTGATGGAAAAGTATATGCTGCTGGCGGTAACATAAATGTAGCCCCTTTTAATCCATTTGTTTCTGTTTATAATGGTACGTCTTGGTCTCAACTAGGAACAACTGTGTTTAATGCTGCTATAAATACATTAGCTATAGGTTCTGATGGAAAAGTATATGTTGGTGGGTTTTTTACAAATGGTAGTAATCAAAGATATGTTGCTGTTTATGATGGTTCGTCTTGGTCTCAATTAGGAACAACTGGGTTTACTGGTTCTAGTGGTTCTATAAATACATTAGTTATAGGTTCTGATGGAAAAGTATATGTTGGAGGTAATTTTAGAAATGGTAGTAATGAAAGATATGTTGCTGT